GTAAGTACTACTTCCTCATCGGCCCCAGCTANTNCNGCNTCNCCAGTAATCTCACCTTCAAGAATTTCTTCCTTATTGCCTGTCACTTCATTANNTGAAGGNGCAGACTTNTGTGAGTCGGCGATTGCTTTNTTTGCTTCACGCTCGATTACTGCNGGGTCTTTTAATTTTTTTACATTTACTGGAAGGAATAGTTTTTCTTCGACTGCTTTTGCCACTTTAAGNTGTGCCCCTTCTTTAGGGTTAACTCCNCCNTCAAGNCGCTCCATCCATGANCCTANTTCTCCTACNGTATTAACGTAGAATTTTGATCCTTCNGGNTTGATNTCNCTNTCGAAGAAACCTTCTCTAAGTGCTTTTACGGGAATTCTTTTTTCTGACATGGGTGTGTTTCCTTAAATAAAAAAGGGACCCTAAGGCCCCTTTNAGTTGTTCTTTAATTTAGCTTATTACCCAATGTTTCTTCCGTCAACAGCGGCTACAATCCCCGAAGTGATTTTACCTGTTGAAGGTGCTGTTCCCGTAACCTCGTAGCGCATACGAAGGTAACGCTTAAGCGGTCCTCTAGGCACCATATCGATCGGAGCAATTAAGCCCGCTTTCAATGAAGCTAGTGGAATCGTCATTCTGATAACTTCTGATGCTGTCCCGAAGGCTTCATCATCATCTGTCTGAAGAACGATAGCTAGAGAAGTAAGGTTATTGAATGCTTCCGTTACTTGGATTAGTAAAGGAATTTGCATAAAATTACTTCTGCGAACTAACTGAACCCCATCATAGGTTTTCCCTAGAGGAAGTTGGTCAATTACGTTTGTAGAGTTTGCAGTTGCAGTAATTACTTGTGCGTCTGAAAACAATACTCTGTTATCTAAAATCATATAGTTTCTCCGTTAAATAATTAAACTACTCTTGCTTCTGTTTCAAGAATTGCATCCGTTTCATGGATAGCGATTCCTCTGAAAGAAAGAACTTCAGAAGCGTTTACCCCTGTCTGAGACAGTGTAAGGTAAAGGTTCTTAGGAACATTTCTTGCTTGGTAATCCAAAAACTTTACGATAGTTGTGTTAGCGTAAATAAATGTCTTACCTACTTTAGTTCTACGTCCGTAGTGCTTATAGTACCCTTCAGTCATAAGATTGATAAGGTTTGCCCCCGAAACTGCATCAGTTGTTAGGTCTGATACGTCGATGTTAGCGATACGTACTACATATCTCCAGTCACGAACTGTAAGCCCCATGTGCCATCTGAAATCTTCTCTGTAAACAAAGAATGTATCTCCGTTAGCATCTTGGCGGTTGATCTTATTTCTGTTGAAACGCTCGATCCCTGCCTTACCTTTATTTGGGTAAAGTAAGTGAACAGTCTTTTTGTCCCAAGTAACAATCCAAATTGAAGTGTTATCAGAACCTGTTCCGCCTGCATCAATAATCTGCTTNCCNTTNTCTGCTGTTTTAGAGCTGAAACGTGGAGCAAGACCTGTTGGGCGATCTGGGTTTGTAGAAGAATCAGAGTAGATAAGCGCACGCGCCATCTCTTGCCCCATTGCTTCCATGTGAGCTTCTGCTTCGTCTTGACGAATAGTCGCTTGTCCAAGAGCTGATTCGATGTCGTCCACGATTCTTTCATCAACTTCTGAAGCTGATTCAAGGAATCCTGAAGTATCGCGAACCATTTGAACAGTTCCTTTCGAAGTAGGAACCCCTTTATATACTCGACCCCAAAATGGTGTAGGTAGTCCAGTACGGATAGCATTTTCATGCCATAGACCTTTGTTCATTGGAATTGCCGGAGCATCTTCTAGCATTGGGTTCCATTGTGCCAGGATTTCTACCATGTCTCTGATAGATTCATTTCCTGCACGCTGTGCCACGTCTAGTAAAGTTGGGTCCGTCGCTCTAAGTGTAGCCATAGTGTTTTCTCCTACTATGTTAAAAATACATGATTCTTTTCAATGTTCAAGCACATATGCTTTTGTGTCAAGTTATTTTTTAAAGTGCTCAGGGTAACTTGCCTTTAAGCGTGATTCTCTAGTATCCACTACTTCAGTCGGAGCGCGATGCGAAGCCCCTGACATGCGAATCTCGTCGCCTTCCATGATCTCTCCAATCTTGTGAAAGAACTTTGCCAACTCTAAATCATTNTTTAANTGNGAGTTAAGNAATTTCTCCTGCATTGCTGGAGTCCCAAACTTCTTTAACGCCGAATCAATTTTGGCTTCATTGGCAGTACGAGCAGCGGGCGTACTGAATAAGGGGTCTGCAAGATACGCATCCTCTTGGGCCTTAAGAACTTTTTGGGCCTGCCCCATTACTGTATCTCTTCCACGATTATAGAAGTCTTCTTTATTTTTAATGAGTGCCATTGTCTCATCTTTATCTAAATTCTTTTTCTCTGCTAGGGCAAAGATATCGTCGAGGTCTGCATCACTCAGTGGGCTGTCTTCTGCTAGAGTAATCTCGAAGCCCTCTTCTGTCTCTACTGCTGTAGCTTTTGGGGTCTCAACTTCAAGGGCAGGAGTTTCAACTACAGGTGGAGCTACTTCGACTGCTTTGGGTGCTTCCACTACTGGAGCTGGGGGAGTAACAACTGCCTCAATTACTGGAGCCGCTACGACTTCGGGATCAGGTAAAATATCTGGGGCCGGGGCATCCTTTGGTGTAGTCGTGTTGTAAAAATCTACTAGGGCCTTCTCGACCGGACTATAAGCGGTAGTTTCTTCTGGCATTGTCTTTCTCCTTTTCCTTGATGAAATTTTCGTTCATTATGTTGAGCAAGATCGCTGGATCTGCTTCGTTTAATATTCCCATTATATAAAGACCAGTGCGGCGTTTGCCTACCTGCTCCCTTAAAAAATCTGAATTTAATCCTGGCTCAGAGTCCTCAAAAACCCCACAGAAAGAAAGGATGCGCCAAATTAAACGTCTGCCGTGAATGGACTTGCAAACATTTCGGATATCCTCTTTGTCCATGTTAAACATGTCCATCAAAGGGTTTAGTTCTCCGTAGGCATTATATCCGTTGCGATCATATCCATCTTGATCGAAGCCATTTTCGTCAAAAAATTTATCTGCCATTAAAATCTTTCCTGTGCTTGTTGCATACTGTCAAGTAAAGACCCTTCTCCGGTTTTTGCTTGAGATAAGTTCTTCGCAGTCTGCGAAGATGTGTTCATATTTGCTATCTGAGTTTGTTGCGCCATTGCTTCATTCGCAGCTTTAACCACTTCAGCATATTCCTCTTCGTCGAGTAACATTGCGGGGTTTGACCCGATGTAGTCTGCACGTTGTCGGATCATTTCTGGTCCTTTCAGCATTTTTGTAAGCATTGGGTTCTGAGTCACAGTAGCAACATTGTTTACATATTCTAGTAATCTATCATCTCCTGCAATCATAGAAGCTTTAGCTGCCTGAGCAAGAATAGAAATATACTCTGGCCTAAATTGAACATTTTGCAGTATTTCTGGCATCGGCGGAAGCTTACCTGGAATTTTACCCGCTAGATGGAATCCAATAGTTATAAGCGGTCCGTTCTGATCTTGATCTTGCTGACCAAGCGCAGGACCAATACCCGTCATCTTTTCAGCGGCACGTTCTTCTATTTCTCTAGCTGTGACGTGAGAGATTTTTTCATCTCCTGCCATCATTAAGAATAAATCTTCAAACCACGCTTTACGAATTCGTTGCTGGTATTCACCTTTAGAGGCCACGAGTTCAACTAAGCTTGGATCTACATCATATGCCTTTCTATATTTAGTCCCTTCACTCATTTCATCAACATATGTCATTGACCCTGGAAGTATCGACGACTGCGCACGACGAAGTGATGTGGGTCCAATCATAGCGGGGCGTACAATTTTTTCAATCCCTTCTAAGTGGAATCTTTCTTGCTCTTGAAGAATTTGAACTTCTTGAATACACATTTCACCTGGAGCATTTACACCCCAAATACCATCGATTGAAAGTTCCCATCTATTAACAATGAATGGAAAGTATTCAAAGCCTGCTACCTTAACAAAAGTACCTTCTCCGTCTTTTTGAGAAAATCTTTCTTTTTCATATGCATTTTGATTAGAATATCTAAATCCTGCTTTAATAGAATTCCCAAAAGATCCATTCGGGGAACTCCCTACTCCACGAATCCAAACATACATTTGGAAGTTCATGGCAAACTGAGGCATTAATGAATTTGGTACTGGGTTAGGATTAGGGAGCACTAGCATCGATAATTGAACTATTTTATAGTATTCACCTTTTAAGTAGGAATCTTTTACCCATGGTTCAAAGTTTGACCAATCAACTTCCCCGCCTCTTTTAGCTCCGTACTCTTCAACCATTTCACGAATGGTCATAGTGAAGTCCCACACAAACGTGTTGGCCATACCTTCTGAATCCGTCAAGAAGGCGTAAGAGCCTACTGGAATATTCTTAAAGATAAAAGCATTCAGTCTGTGGGGTAGCATCGAGAAAGCAGAGTTAGAGAAAATCCCTAAATCCCCATACGATGTTGGAAGGGTTCTATATAGATTAGACGTTTGAAAGAACTGATTAAGTTGGTTAACATTTCTGGCAATGTATTTCTGAGTAGTCGCCGTGTCTACTTCTTCGTCTAGTTCTTTAAGAGTCCACCACGGACGAGCACGCGACGTCGATCCATTCATCATTCCGGCGACGAATGTTCTCTTTGCATATCCCGCTGTGTTATCTAAGATATCACGGGCACGAAGAATCGCGGCAGTATCCCTGGAATCGGGGTCATTCATGAATCTCTTAGGGTCATGGAACTTCGCCTGAGTCTTCCAATTAGGAAGATAAGGGTCACGAAGCTGCATCATGTACTTTCTAAGATTCTCGCATTCGCCTAAACCATATAAGTGCTTTGGTGTCATGGTATTCCTATTTCTGTTTAGCTCGCCTTGCCTTTATTTCTTCTTGCTCTGCCAATACTACTGCATCACGTTCATCGGGAGAAAGTTTCATGAACTCCGCATATGACGCTTCTCGTTTACTCTTGGCAATAAAATTATTTACTGTTTTTTGAATGCTTTTCATTGTAGGCACATTAGGATTTCCTGCACGGGCCGCGGCGTTTGATCCCTCCATTGAATCCTTTTCCGCCTGTTGTTCTGGCGTTAATGGGGCTTCTTGGAAATCCTCCATAGCATCAGCTGGAATTTCTGTGTCCATTCCCGCATCCACTTCTTCCTGCGCTACAATATCTGCCATCTCTGCCTCGCCCGCATTAGCGTCGATGAATTCATCTACGGGAGATGCCCTTTTTATTGAACGCTTAATTGGGGCTGCCTTTGCTTTCTTCATTGATCTTTTTACGGCCATATAGTTACCTCTTGTTAATTAAAATGTCCCTGATGATCCCATAGTGTTAGTGGGTGCCGACGAAGTATTACTGGATTGATTACCTGTCAGTGCCGCAGAGGCGAAAGATGGTTGCATTCCACTTGTAGGTCGCTTCGCCGCTGTACCTAACGCAAGATTCGTCTTCTGCTGTGTTTCACCTATTTCGGCCCTAACACTATCAACGCGCAATTTCTCTTGTTCGTCACGCGCTCTCTTTGCCTCTTTCTTTTGGGCATTATCAGTTATTATGGCGGTTCCTACACTGACTGCCATACCAATAAGAATTGCTGCGGTTACTGGGTCCATATAATGATCTCCTTCACAAAGCTTAACCGCCTTTTAATTAAAAAGAAAGCTAAGAACTATGATGGTTCGTATTATATTCTTGCCGATAATCGCTCGCCGACTGACTATGCGGGTCAGATACGTGCCCTCGGAATTGTCTTTGCTGACCATATGGATCATCCTGATATTCCGCTTGCTCTCCCTCTTCTTCGACGTCACAGAAGGTTTGAGCAAGGGCATCAGCTCTGTCTGGCGAGCGACCTATTTTAATTTTAATTTGTGCTTTATCCTCTAATTGAAACTTATTTCCGAGGAACCAGATTTCGGGAGCAAGTAACTCTTCTTTTAGCTTTTGGTCTTTTGGTAGACAGCCTCCAGCTTTGATCCAGTCGCGCATCCTAACGTACATTTCAGCGCGTCTATTGGCAAACCGCTCTTTATCTTGAGCCGATGCATTATATACAACTGGAGTGACATAGATAAATTTAGTGCCCAAATTAAGGTTATCGATAACCGATCCACCATAACCACCAGTATTATCAATAAAAACTCTTTCAACTCTATGCTCCTTAACAATTTTTTGAATGACTCCAGATAATTCAGGGCCAGTAAGGGAAGAAGGCTGTGCTTCTATATGGTAAACCTTTAATCCGCGACGTCTAACTATAGCAGAGTCATCTATACCACCTCTGGCAACGTCGACACCTAAGCGAACTTGAGCACGAACTACTTCTCGCTGCTCAATCGTGCGGTTCATTGCGGCGTCGACTTCTTCCTCAGTAAGGAGCTTATCAGATGCAACGTCTGGATATTCACATAGCACGTTAACTTTAACCCATGGATTGTCTCTTCCATAAAGCTTGATCTGACTTTGTGCCCACTTGATGTCAACTCTTGGAGCGCGTTTAGGGTCGAGGGGGTCACCTGTAACTCTATAGACAGCCCATTCGGGCATTTCAGGATCGCGATCTTTTTCTTCTTTGAGGGATTCTTTATAAGCCCTGTAAATAGTTCCTTCAGGCTTCTCTGGATTTCCAGTTGTGACAAGTCTTGCTCTCTTTCTAGGGCCATCTCCCCCTGACAGGGCAGCATCGGCAGTGTTGTATATGGCGTCAGGAATGGATCCACCTTCGTCGATGAAGAAGGCTACGTTGTCGTTGTGGAGTCCTGCAAGGCTGGCGGCCATGGTAGCGGTATCTGCTGACTTAGGATATGAACGTGCGTCGATAAACGAGTAACCTTCGTGACCTTTGAGGCTGATTCTTGTTAAACCGTCGTTCGCCGACTCCTGCAATAGTTTAGATTTCGAACGCCACATCAGTAGCTCTGCCCAGAGGTTTGACTTTAAGTGGGCTTCTGAAATTGACATACACGCAATCTTCGGCCTGTAGAAGCAAAGGAAGAAATGCCAGCACGTCATGGCAAGGAGAGATGTGTTATGTGTAACAATAAAATCATTTGTAAGGTAGCAATGGTTTTCACACTCCACTTCAATACACATTGATTCTTCTTGGCGCACTAGTTCAATAGCTTTCATTGTTCTATGGAAGTATCTTTTCTGCCCTGGCTTTTTCCAATATTGTGCCTTCCTTTTTAGCGAGAATGGGTTGAAGGGCAGCGTTACTCTCACTCGGTAGCTAAGCCTGTACTCTATCCCTTTAAGGAAAGCTCGTTTAGTTTTAATTGTAGATTTTCCGCCTAAGCTTCTTACCAACCACTGCACATCTAAGGCCAGTTGTTCGCTGGAAGTATTATACTCTGAGCACCCGTCTTGCTTATCAATGGTTCCATCAGAATCCATAAGACCTGCGAGTAAATCTTTTCTTTGATCTATCGACGATGTTTTATAATCTTCTGGAATATATCTTCCATAGCTATGCTTATCTAAAAGTCCGATGTCTCTTAGTTTTACTTTCAATCCCTTCACCCGCACTTCCAGACATTTCCCTTCGGCCTGAAAAGTGGAACATTTATGCTTTCTTTTTCTAAGCTTAGTTATTATCTCTTGATCTGGTTTGTGATACACACCCTTATTTCTAGTGCCATCCCCAATCCATATACCTAGAAGATAGGGATCAAGTGAGAATTCCTTAGAAGGGAACGCTGCTGCACCTTGTACTGGAATCTGAAAGTGATGGTGAGTTTGCTTTCCTTGCATTACGAAAAGTCCGCGTTCCATAATCTGCTTTAAAGAAAGAACTGCAGTAGAGCGCGTGCGGCCTTTTACGAATCCATTAACTTTCCACAAATGCTCTAATCCGCATTCAGTGGAAGAGCCATCGTCGAATGTTACTTTGTAAACGTCTTTCACGCCTTGAGGGTAAACACCGCGAATCTTAGTGGGTAACCCATATTCTGAGAATACTTCGTCACCTACTTTCAAGTCGCCGAATCTTCTTTCTCCCTTGGGAGTGTAAAGCTTACTAGAAACTGGTTGCTCTTTACCAGGNCCTTTGCTGGCNAGCAGCGCNAGNCTNGCNTGNGNGGTGTATAAGNTGTGTCGCTTCTTCCTGCCANAGNTCTAAAGTAACGTCCATGGCATCNCGGTAAAATATATGNGGTTTATGCTGCCAAAGNTTTATGACATGGGCAGGCATAAGAGTACTGGGCTTATTAAGCAGTTTAAGGGGTGAAGGGCTGTTAAAGCCTGTAGGAGACGTTATTTCGTCTTGTGTTGGCGCCCCTGCAAATTGTGCGTACTCAGCGGCTTCCTTCGGCATAGGCGTAATAGGACGCTTCTCAGGAGGGATATAGGTATCACGGTTAAACCACTCAGGGATATCTAGGGAGACAGTGGTATTAAGGGACGCACCAAACTGATCTACCAGTGTAGAAGGGGTTTGGGCGGCCTGTAGAGGCGGAGGTGCCCATAGAGGAGTTATAGGTGGATTAAAATAAGTCATCTAAGGGTTCCTCGTTTACTTCCATAGCTTCAACGTCGAATGTCTTAGCTTCTGCTTGTTTTAGTTTAGCGTCGATCTTACGTTGGCGGTTGTGCTCATATTGTTGCTCGATACGCTCTAGTTCCGAATCTGAGATGGAGTAGGCGTCTTGAATGATTTCGACGAAAGATACTTGTGAGCGGACGTCGATTCTCTCAACAAACATGTTCTGGGATTTAGCAAGGTACTCAGAGGACTTTAGTCTGTTAGCTAAGAGGGATATTAGTNTTGGGTATGGTTACGCCATTATTGTCCACCTCATTGATATGGTAAGGATCGTTATTTCTCATCACGTCCGACCAGAATCCCTGGATCTCTTCTGTCTGTGCGATCATACGGACGCTTGATGCTAAGTAGCGGGAGCG